TTCTTAGAAATAAATTCATACGGTTGAATATGAAAGTCTTTGTAGTGACTCCCGCCTATCTGCTTATCTTGTGGAAAAGCATCTTTAAATATATCTTTATTAGTCATAGTTTGTACTCATTTCTTTTTAGGTTAGCTTTTAGTTTATATAAATTATTTCTGGCACGTGTTATCCCAACATACCATACACGATGTTCTTCATCATGTTTGTCTATGCTTTTTAGCATAGCTTTTTTTATTTTATTGCCTATGTCTAGACACAAAATTACATTATCTTCTTCACCACCTTTACTAGCATGTATGGTTGATATAGATATTCTAGCTTCCTCATTCAAATTTTCACCATTATCTAACATATTTTTTATATATAATTTTTCTTTTTCATCTGCTTCTTCAAATGCATCGAACCATTCAACTTCATGATTCCATTTTTCCTTTCCAGTAAATTCATTTATATCTTTAATGTCTTTTTCTTCTAATATCTTACCCATACACCAATAAGTATAATTCATTGCAGATTTATATAATCTAACCTTAAAACTTTTTTCTTTTTTAACTTTAAAATATAAGTTTCTTTTTATTAACTCTTCTTTGATAGAGCTTAATCTAGAAAGTGTTCTCGTAAGTATTAACCATTTACCTGAAGTTAAATCTATTTGATCTAAATTATTTATTCTTTCACTCGTGCCTTCAAATTTTCTTGGATAATAATTTTTATCTTTTCTAGGTCCCTTAATCTTGCTGATAGGTATATCAGATTCTTCTTGTATGACTCTAGATATTCTTTTTGAATATTTTAAAACTTTTTCTTTTGCAGGTTCTTCTATAAATCTTTCTACATTAGCTCCAGCCCAAGCATAAATAGCTTGATCATCATCTCCCGCAAGATATATATCATCTGCACATTCTTTTAATTTATCATATAGCTGCCATTGAAGTGGAGACAAGTCTTGAGCTTCATCTATAAATATAACTTTAAACTTAGGTAAATTTTGTTTATTTATTAGATTCTTAATCATATCGTTAAAATCTAGTAGTTTTCTTTTTTGTTTATATATTTTTAAATTGTCATCTATGTATTTAAGTAGATGCCATTTTATTTCTTTATTATTATGCTCACTTCTATCAAACTCTTCTCTAATAGATGTATCTCTATTCATTGCTTTACCAATCATTTGAAAATATGGACTATCACAATTTAAATAAGATATTTCTTCTTTATTATATTTATCGTGATACTTAACTTTTATATTTAAAAGTTTTCCTAACTCTTCGTAATGAAATGGTTGCATTACATCCTCTTCATTTAAAGTTAATTGGTGATATGCAAAAGAATGAAGTGTTTGAAAATAAGGAAGTTTCTTATCTTCTGCCGGCATTCTAGTTCTAGCTTCTGTCGCTGCTTTTTTAGTAAAAGCAAAGTAACCTATTTTATGTAATGGTGTACCAATTTTAACATAAGCTTTAGCTCTAGATATAAGTTTATAAGTCTTACCTGTGCCAGGTGGTCCATAATATTTATATATCATTATACAATATCCTTTTCATCTTCTATATCTACGATCTCTTCAACATCTTCGTCTTCATCTTTAAAAATATATAATGGAATCATTGCACAGCCATTAACCCCTGGAAATGGTTTACCTGTTTTCTTATCTTTACCAGGATACCTTTTCTTTTTATTAAATTCTGGTTTAGGATCATCTTTATATTCTGGTTTATCAAATAACTTTTCAATCATATGAGAAGTCCTAGAAGAATCTTTTTTCCATTCTCTGTCTTTTAAATAACTATAGAATTCATCATAAACAAAATATGCATACACTTCATCCTTATAAACATTTCCACTTTTAAATGAATGGTAGTTAGTTGCTTTTGTTTCATTAACAAAATTAGTTAAATGTTTATGTAATATCTCATGAGGCCTGGTTCCTGGAGCCGGTTGCACCGTATCTAGATTATCAAATAGTGTTCTAATTATTTCAAAAAATTCCATTCTTTTAATAGGAGGAACAGGTATATCCGCTTGAGCCATAATTATACCAGTCATTTCTTTTTGTTCTTTTATTTTATTAATATCTTTCGCATGAACAGGAACCGTTTCACCATCTTCTCTCTCTACAGTAAAATAATATTCAGGATCTGGTTTAAAATCTATCTTTTGCAAGTTACCTAATACAGGCCAACTTGCTTTAACTTCACTTGCTATACCATATTTTCTTTTAACACATTCAGATTTAACACAGACTGTATTGATCGGATCTTGATGACAAGTATGACCTGCTGTTGGTTTATCCCAACTTTTTATTTTTTGTTTTACATGATCATCAGTCCAGTTTTGATCAAATTTAAAATAATTTCTAGCAGCTTCTAATACTTTAGTTTTCCAATCATCTGAATATTTTTTCTTAGCAAACACCATGTAGTTAAATAAGAATCTATCCCTATTATCTGTCATTATTTCTTTTGTTAAGATACCTAAACATGGTGGACCATCTTTAAATTCATCTGCACCACCAGTTAATTCATCTTTAATAATTTTGTCTTTTATATTTCTTAATTGTTCTACGTTAACTTTATTTAATTCAACACATTGTAAAAATGTATCTAACGACATTTCAGTCCCATCTGGTTTTAATGCAACTCTTTCTACTTTATTAAAATATGGAAGATTAATGAAGTTCCCATTCATTTTTTGACCTTCAGTATTGGAACCCAACTTAGTTTGTTTAGGAAATATCTCTGTCTTAATCGTAAGATTAAACAAAAATAATACTTGTTCTAAAAATTCTTTTATTTCTAAAGCTTTCACAGGTTGTTCGGTAAATACATATAAATGTAATCCATTACTTTTTGATTTAATTGGAATAATAGGTAATTGTTTTTGTTGAATTACATCTAAGTAAAATTTTATATCGAAATTTTTATATACTTTAGGATCTATATCTATTGCACCAAATCTTGCATAACTATTATCATCACAAGGTTGTATACCTATAGATTTTTTACCTTCTAAATGTTCTTGATAATCTGAATCTTTAATTGGTTTACCTGCCCAACCATAATCACCTGAATTAAATTTTATCTTTCCTGTTTCTGGATCTTTATAACCTTTAGTTATATTACAAAATCCAAAGTCTCTTTCTAAGCCTTTAAAATATTTTATAAATTCTTGCATTTCTATTCCTTATTCTCTATTTTTTAAATAGGTGAACACAGTCTCCCGTGTCCACCCAGCCTTCGAAGTATTCACTTAGTGAATTATACAATATCCTCAGTTTGAGGTTTATTGCTTTTCTCATATTCAGGTTTAGCAGCACCTTTGGATACAGATTTTTGTAACTCTTGTGCCATTAAATATAAGTCAGCATCCTCTTTCTTAGCTACATCTAACGCTCTAGACATAGAAGGTTTGTAGACGTGCCAGCTTTTACTTCCTGCAACTTTACCTACAGTTTTTAAATTATAAACTGAAGAATATGCTGCTGGATTGTAAACACCTTTGTCATCCTTAAATCTAAGATTTTTAATCAACTGATTTAATTCTCTCGCCGGTGTTAAGTTAGATGATCTCATGGTAATTACTGCAGGTCTAGGTTCATCACCTAAAACTATTACATAAAAGTACGCAGTTTTTTCTAAGTAGTTACCATTTGATAATCTCCACTTACCGTTTCTTTCTTCCTGAGCATCTTCTGGAATAGATAGATGTGTTGTTACAGGCGGAGCCGCTGTGTCTCCCATTTCTTGCCATTCTGGATATCTTGTTTGCACGTGTGCAACAATTATATCCACACCTTTTTCACCATCTAGTAATGTACCCAAACCTTTAGCATAAATCATACCAGGTTTAGAACCTTCTACATATTTAGCATTAGTTTGATTACATTCAGGGGATAGTTGATGTAGGATTTTCAAGATCGGTGTTGACATATCATCCGATTTGATTTCTTCACTACCTCTTCCAGAGTCTCCTCTTAGATTGATAGTTGATAATGCACCTGCATTATCTTTCTTAGTTATAGCATTTGTATCAGCCATATTATATCTCCTTATTAGGTTATTATTTATTTTTTATTTTTTATAGAAGTTTGATTTCCATCAAACGTCCAGAATAGTTCTGTAGGAACTTCATGACCTTTTTCTTTCCATTACTTCATAACTATTTTTAGTGTCTGCGGGT